GCGGTAGTCAGGGCCTCGGGCTTGATCACCTTGCGGCCGTAGATGGACAGGCCGCGCATGATGTCACCGAAGTCGGTGGGATCGCGCATCGGCTCAGTCTTGTTCATGGTCGCCGCAAAGCTGATGGCGTGCTTGGTGCCCGCCACGATCATGCGCCGGGGCAAGGCATTGGACACAGAAGCGCCCGAGGACACCGCAGTACGGCCAGGCACCAGCGCTTTGGCCGTAGTGCCACGCGGCAGCAGGTTGCTGACGTAGGTGGTGAAACGGTCGATCTGGCCAATCTTACCGGAGCGGATGGTCGAGGCGTTGTCGCCAGTGAAGAAGCTGGCGGCGATGTCCGACTGCATGAGGATGTGGCGATCATAGGGGGACATGATCAACCAACGGCCCTCAGACGGCACGTTCTGCTCATCGAGCACGGAGGCCATACGCAGAATAGCGTTGAGCACGTTCTCCGGATCAGAGGAGCTGATCGGGGCGGTGTCGGTGCCCAGGTTATAGGCAGCGGACAACTCACCAGCGGTAGCGCCCTTATTGTTGGAGTCGGGGCCTTCGGTAACGAAGCTGTTGAAGAAGACCTCTTCCTCAATGCTGATCTTGAGCTGCTTGGCCGCTTCCTCAGTGAACATGTTCATGAGGTCGAGGTCAGCCTGCTTCTGGAGCAAATCAGCGACTTTGACGCCGTAGTACTTGCCCTTGTTGATCTGCATATCCTGGTAGATCGGGGTGGGGACCTCGTACTGGAGGTTCATGCCCACTTCGTAGTCGCGGATGTTCATGGCCGACGTGGTGCGGATGCGCACCGTATCGCCAATTGATTTGATCTCAGATTCGTAATCTACATTACAAATCTCCGATAGCATGGTCTGCTCGTAGAACTTGACGAGCAGCTTCTTCGACCACAGGGTTGGGATGAAGGTACCGGAATAAGCCGGATCGGTGGTATAGGGGGCGTTGAGCGGATACACAACGCCGGGGGTAACGGTCGCCATATCGGTCTCCAGATGACACAGGGTTTTACTATGCCGAGACCGGGCGACCGTGTTAGCAGGGGTTAGACGCTAATGCGTCCCTCCGCGTAAGCCGCGCTGATCTCAGCGTCTAAACGCTTTGCCTCGTCAATGCGACCTTGAGCGGTCAGGTGCTGGATGCGATTGAACAACGCATCCGCCTCGCCCATGGTGTACGTCTTCTTAGCCCCGGATGCGGGCGCGGAAGCCGTTGCACGACTTGGCTGGACTTGACGCTGCAACTCTTGCTGACGACTCACGGCGGGGGTGGGGGCGGGCTGCGCGGGGGCCTGGCTTTTGCGCCAGAGGTCCACGTAACCTTTCACCGCCTCGACATCCCCTTTGGCATAGGCCGCCTGAGCGACCGCTCGCCGGGGGGCGCGCAACAACGGATCATAGGCATTCAGCCACTCCACCCAGCTCGGGTCATTGTTGACCTGTTTGAAATCTGGGATGGCGTCCAGCAACTGGGTCTCGAAAGAGACTGTACGCACCTGGGTGCCCTGCTGGTGAAGCTGTGCCTTCAACTCCTCGACCTGCTTACGCAATTCCCGAGTCGTATCCAGCGTAATCCGCCGTTGAATGTCGACAAAGTCTGCGCCGTAGTTAGCAACATCTTCGTCCGAGACGTACTTCTCCGGTTCCTTGGGTTGCTCAGCCGGTGGAGGAGGGGCCTGCATCTGCTGCTGCATCTGGGCGAGCACGCCCTGCAACTCACGAACTTGGGCATGTAAGCGGGGCACCTCTGCGTCGTACTTGCCTTGCAAGCGACGGTACTTGTGCTCCCACTTCTCCTCCGGCACTTCCGGGGGTACGTCGGATGACGCTACGGGGGCCGCCGTGACCGGCTCTGGGCTCGGCTCGGGGGCGGGAGGGGTTTCAGTCTGCCCGTCAGGCGGGGTTTCCGGCTCAACGGGGGCTTGAAGTTGCTGCTCCAGCGCAGCGAGTTCTTCCGTCGCGGCAGCGACGGCCTTAGGTAACGTCATGGATCATCTCCAGAGGGGCCAACGTGGACTAACGGGGCCGGTTACCCGGTGAGCCGTTAGTGGGACTGGTCTGCCTTGGGTGGCCGGGAGCCTCAGCTCAACCGACCCAGGGCTTCGGGGGCCTTGATAATGGCCTGAAGCAGGTCTTTCAGCACCGCGTACTCCCC